TCTCACCGCTAAAAAGCTTGAGATACAGAGCGCGGGCGTCACCCGCGGAGTTAGCCTGACCAGGACGAGTCAGACTCGTGGTCAGAGTAGAAGATTGATGTGCCATTTTTAAGGAGTAAAGTTAATGTAGACTTGCTCCCAAACGTTTGGAAAATTTTTTGTTCAGTTTTTATTGTGGTCTATCCCACCGTCTAGACGGCAAAGGGTATCCTCGTAAGGGCCAATGCCAAGAGGAGCCGGGTCCGACTCTGAGGTGCCCGACTCCCAATATTACAGAAGACCTTTTAGGCACTTCTTTTGTTTACGACACTCAGGCTTTTGATCACCACAGTGTCCGCAACGCTTGAACACTTGTTCACCCGAAGACGGATGGTAAGGGACGGGCGTTGCCTTTGCGTTTGAAGATTGATGTTTTCTAGGCATTGATCATTTTTTATTATATGCCACACCGCGATACTTGAGCTTAGCGTTCCGGTTGCGTTCTTCACGCTCACGGAGACGTGCCATAAGTTCAACATCAGACATGGTGTTTACCTCCAAAGGAGATCCTGAGTCCCCGTTCCATGACTCAGGTAGCATGCGTCCCAAAGGGATGAACGGACGGGATTTAATTAACCAATAGTAGGTGCTTGCAGTGCCACGGGAGTGACCTCCACGGATGCAAGGTCAAGCGGGAAGTTGTGTGCGTTCCGCTCATGCATCACCTCAAAGCCAAGGTTGGCACGGTTAAGAATGTCAGCCCAGGTGTTGATCACCTGTCCATCAGCAGCCAGCAGAGATTGGTTAAAGTTGAAACCATTCAAGTTGAAAGCCATGGTAGACACGCCAAGCGCAGCAAACCAAATACCTACAACAGGCCAGGCAGCAAGAAAGAAATGAAGACTACGGGAATTATTAAAGCTAGCATATTGGAAGATAAGCCGACCAAAATAGCCGTGAGCAGCAACAATATTGTAAGTCTCTTCCTCTTGACCAAACTTGTAACCATAGTTTTGTGAAACCTCTTCAGTCGTCTCACGAATGAGTGACGACGTGACCAGGCTACCGTGCATAGCAGAGAACAAACTCCCACCAAATACGCCGGCCACACCCAGCATGTGAAAAGGATGCATAAGAATATTGTGCTCAGCCTGGAACACCAGCATGTAGTTGAAGGTGCCGGATATCCCCAAGGGCATAGCATCAGAAAAAGAGCCCTGTCCAAACGGATAAACAAGGAACACAGCAGTCGCAGCGGCGACAGGAGCAGAGTACGCAACAAAGATCCAGGGCCTCATCCCTAGTCGATAGCTAAGTTCCCACTCTCGTCCCATGTAAGCAAAGACGCCAATGAGGAAGTGGAATACGGTGAGTTGGAATGGACCGCCGTTGTACAGCCATTCATCAAGTGTAGCAGCTTCCCAAATTGGGTAGAAGTGTAGTCCGATGGCATTACTGCTCGGAACGACGGCTCCTGATATGATGTTGTTACCATACAACAGGGAGCCAGCGACGGGTTCTCGGATTCCATCGATGTCAACAGGTGGTGCGCCAACAAAGGCGATAATAAAACAAGTTGTAGCGGCAAGGAGGCACGGAATCATAAGGACTCCGAACCATCCTACATAAAGACGGTTATTAGTAGAGGTGACCCAGGAACAAAACTGCTCCCAGGCATTCTCTCTTTTTAATGCAATCGTTGCAGTCATGTAATTAAGTATGTAAGTACGTTGTGCCTCCCTCCCACCACAATGAAAGTTAGAAGCTGTACTTCACACCTGCCTTGGTGCCGTAGCTATTGACGTCATCAAAAGCAGCAGAGATTTCACCATACACAGACAGCTTGTCGCTAGCAGCAACAGAGCCAAAGACCTTACCAGTCAGGATGGTTTCAGCTGCGCCACCATCAGGAGACACAACGGTAGGACCACCTTGAATACCGTAGGAAGCGACGCCAGAAGCACCTTCCACACCCAGGTGGAAGTCGGTCGAAGTCCCGGTGTAATCCGAGCCAGTAAAACCAGAGTTAGCTTCGATGTTAGCGTAGGGACCAGCCAGTGCAGGGGCAGCGGCGATCAGGGTTGCGGGGAGGATAGCGAGAAATTTCATTTGAGTGTTACTTTTTTTTAGCAGTTTTAGCGGAGCGTTTAAAGTTAGCAGCCGTGGGTGCTCCTTTAGACCCAGGCTTTCTCATTTTTTCTCCACTGCCAGCAGCGATACGTTTACGCTTGGCGTGGATGTTGGCGTATAGACCAGGTTTTTGCTTAGGCATTTAACATTTCCATTTGCGTAGGGCAAGAGCCTTACGGGTGGGTCGGCCTTTGCTGTCTTTCATCGGTCCTTTTACACCAGACATTCTAGCACAGAAGGACCGCTTACGTGGACCACCTTTAGGCTGAGGAGCCTTGAGGTTTGATCCAGTTTCACGGTTGTATTTTGCACGACCGGCAGCAGTCAAGCCACCGGTACGTGATTTGTGTTTACCAATCTTTAGGCTGACGTTACTTTTTTTTGCCGCCATTTTTCTTGCCACCTTTCTTGACGGGTTTACCGTAGGTGCCAGGTCCGTAAGGCATTACCAGATACCAGGAATGATTTGTCCAGTGAAAGCATAGGAGCCGAAGGCTGCCATGATGCCCAGCATAGCCAGGCGACCGTTCAGTTTTTCAGCACGCTCATTGTGAGGCACGCCGTATGGATGATCAGTCATAATGATGGGTGGTTCTTTTGCGTAAATGTTGGTACGTCCACCGTCTTCAACAACAGTAGACATCAGAAGTTAATGTTAGAGTTTGCAAGTTTGTCCATGACTTCCTGACGATAAGCAGGGTCACGGTCATAACGAGGATCATTCATATCTCGAACAACCTCCGCTTGACTACGGTAACCGTTTACAGCCTTTGCAGGTTTGCCTTGAAGCATGTTGTTTTCGTAGCCCACGGAATCATTGTATTGAGATTGAAGACCTCGCAGAGCAAGGTTGATAGCAGCCACGTTACCAGTATCGATAACGTTATCAAAAGCTTGAACAGTATCTGCATCGAGATTGTCTGCAGCCCACTGTGTCATCTGTTGATACTGCTGCTGACCACCAACACTGTCGTAGATTTGACTGACCTCTTGATCAGTCATCTCACGTCCAACAGGTTGCTGTGGTTCTAGTTGGGATTGATACCTAAAGTAAGCATCGACCAGATCTTTAGACTCCATGGAAGAAAGTTTCTCCAGGGTCTCAGTGCTAAGTTCACCGGATTCTGAGAACTCAGAGTCCAGCGTTCCGATAAACTCAACACCTTCATCAGCTTCTGAATCGGTTGCATCCTCTTGAGCAGGTTCATCTTGAGCTTGCTCTTCAGTTTGGGTGTCTTGTGATCCCAGTTTCTTTTGCAGTTCAATGTAAGCTTGCTCTAGATCTTGAGCAGACTTGTATTTACCCGCAAGTAGTTGATTCTGCGAGTCTTCCATTGCCTGACCAATGGCAAGGGTTTCAGCATCACGTTCTTCTGCGATCTGAATTGCTTGCGGATCGTTACTAGGATCGTAAGTTAGAAGTTCGGCCATGTATTATTGGGGTGAAACTGCCTCAGCAATTAGTGCCTCAGCATTAGGATTTTTAGAAGGATCAGCGATAGGTGCTTTCAGTAGTTGAGGTGCCATCTGCATCTCTGCCATCTGCTGCTCTTGTGCGTTAGCAGCATCAGCTTCGGCTTGCCTATCTTCAACGCTCTTGACGAGGTTCAATACGTCGATACCTTGCGCAGCAGCAAGACGTTTGATAGCTTCGTCTGCGTTGATGTACTGCATCATAGCTTCAGGACCAAGGGTCTGAGCAACAGTAGTAATGAACGCAGTCAAAGACTCACGGTCTTGACCACGACCCAGAGCATTGATACCTGCAACGATCGTAGGTGCCACAAGATCCTTAGGATACTTGGGCAGCTGACCGCTGCGAGACAGGACCAGCAGTTTGCGGTTGAGATAAGGGACAAGGAACTCAACAGTCAGCAGGGAGAACAAGCCGCCCAGTTGTTGTTCGAGTTCAAGTTGTGTCAGCCGTACCTCTTCAGCAGTGGTCCGTTCAGACTGACGCACAGTCAAGACAAGGAACGCTTCAAGGATGCGACGCTCAAGAGTCTGCATCATCTGCAGGGCTGTTGAGAAGTCAGCAGTCTTACCGACTTGGATGACACCGA